TCTGGAGCTTGCAGCCTTCAAAAGACTTGATGAGTTCGATGCCGCGATCTGATGTTTTCATCGCTTACTCCTGATACGGAAAGCGAGCGCGAATGTCAGCGGCTTTGTCGATGAGTTCTTGCTGGGTAGCCTCGCCCCTTGCGGCTTTCATCGTCAGCGGGTCAAGTTCGGCGGCAAAAGCTGCTTGACGACTCTGCTTGGCCTTGGCGTTTTTTAGTTCGCGTAGCTTTTCGGCATTGATCGTAATCACAGGGCTACTCCTTCAATCTGGAGGACTTCGGCTTTCATTTGAGCGATGAGGGCGTTCTGTCGAGTAACTTCGGCGTTGTGCTGGTCAATGTCTAGTTCGTCAGTTATTTCGACGGCAGCAAGCTCAGCTAACTTAGTTTCAGCCTGAGCAATAAACCAGCGTTGCGGCCCCATGCCAACTCCGTCTGGACTGCTGAAGTTGGCTTCCCATGCGGATTGTGTCTCCGCGCTTGGTAATTCGTTGTTTTCAATAATCAAGAATGGCACACCGAAAGGTACGCACTTTTTCGCCACCTCGGAAACAGGAAGGTCTTCCATTGGAATTCCAACGCATATTGATTCATCTAATGGGTTGTGGAAAATGAAGTTATACATGATTTTTACCTAAATATAGCGAAGTAGGAATTAGGGTAGTTAATGTCTGTGCCTCCGGCGTTCTGCGTCACAAGCTGAAATTGCGATGAGCTAATGGGCTGAATGACTCCGGCAAAGGTATTAGTTCCGTTTTGTCCTCCACATAAAGCCGCATACGCTGCATCTGGTAGCGGGGCTGCCATCGTCACGGTGAAAACCCCTGTCGCGGTTCTAACGATACTAGAGATGTTCCCGGCTGCGCGTGGCGCGACAGGCGTAGCAGCAGCACCATCGAAATTTGCCCAAGCCCGACAAGCAAAGTCTGGATATAGTGTTGTGCCACCGGGGATTACGCGGGAGAAGTTTGCGCCAGAATCAACACGCATTCTTTCAGCACCATTTACCGTCAAGCCGACAGCATTATCCGCTGGTGCGAATAGGCCATTGTTAGTATCAACAACCTGAAATGATGCGTCCGTAGCACTGCCTGCCGACGACGCTCGTTTGCGCTTACTGGTATCAAGCCCATCCGCCGATGTTGTACGCGTCACTGTTCCTGTGCGATTTATTTCAGATACTGAGCCGTCAACATTGGCACGAGCCGCTACTGCGAACCCGCCAATTTGCACGCCGTCCATTACTACCGGAAGGTCTTTGTCGGTATCAACGACGATCTCACCAACCGGACCTGTGTAGGCATTGACTTGTGCGGTAGTGCCTCGCTTGAGTTGTACGGTTTTTGCCATTACAAAGTACCCCAGTCTTCGGATAGGGTGATTGGATCACCGATTAATCCGTAGTTATCAGGTGAAATTATCTCATAAAACCAAGATGACAGTGCGTCAGCGGATTGCGCGTACACTGCCACCGATTCGTAGAATGCAGTTGAGTTTGAATTGAATACGGATTGCGACTGGCCGCGTGCTGGGTTAGTAGTCAGCAATCCAATGGCTGGGCGCGTCACATCTGCAACAAATGCCATCGCCTCACTAAATCCTGACAATATATCAGCATATGCGCCCAGCGAGTTCTGCATGACAGAGAGCGATTGCAGTCCCATCCATACCGTGTCTGCGGCTGAAGCAAAGGCAAGCCCAGGCATCGCAACGGAAGGCCTGGCAGGTATTTCCGCAACAGGCACATGCGCCGGATTGACCTGCACCAGCGTGCCCCAGTTGTACTGATTAAACGGCAGCGTATTCAGGTAAGAGGCAAACGAGTTTGACTGTGTGCGCCATGTGGTAAATGCAGCAAGAAAGACCTGAGCCTCGCCGCCGAAATTGTCAGGATCGCCAACTCGGCTGGGTGTTGCCGGCAGTGGTGTAACAGATGGATATGCCATCAGGTCAGCCCCTCAACGCGTAGATTGCAGGATGATACCACCGGCCCACTGATCACCGGCTTGAATGACTTATAGAACCCATAAACGATGGTTTCGTCACGATCTTCATCGCCAATAAATACGCAAGGTGTTGCACGAATCAGCGCCATGAACTTCTGCACCTGAGCCAATCCCATCGTCTGAATCGTCACATCGTAGTCTGCGGCTTTCGAGAACTTGCGCTCAACAATGATGACATTGCCGAATTGATCTGTCTCTTTGCGCGAGAAGTCGATGATCTCAATCGCCGTTCCGAAGTTCGCCGTCCCGATCTTTTTCTGCGATCCAACGACCACCTCACCGCACGACGCAATGCCAGCGCCGGCATCGACAATGACGCGGATGTCAGCAGCTGCATAGGTTGGCAGGTCTAGGAACGTCGTCTCGTTTTCTCGCTCGCCCACTGGCTCAAACTGATAGGCGTACCAATCAATAATGGCGGTGTAATCTGTCAGCATGATGGTGCGGTCATAGACAACGCCATCAATCGGATCTGTCATGATGACGCGAACCGATGCCGCGCTGACATTGAATAGTGTCACGGCGTTGGCGTTTGCGCCCAGCCTTAGCGTGAAGTCAATCGTTCCGCTATTGGTTGTCGGGTTGCTGACTGACTGATCAAACAGACGATAGCGATTCGTTGCGCCTTGGTCTTGCCAATGATCGGGCTGGTCAGGCGGCGGCGTTGTGTGGCTTTCGTTGCCGGTGTAATTTAGATAAATGCGATGCTCATATATCCTGTAGTCTCCGATGTTAGTATTTTGCCCACTAACCCACATCGGGTATTCGTCTTCCGGCACATTACTGTCAAACAGAGTTGTTTCGTTAATCAGAATCGGCTTGATAATGATCATGCTACCGTCCTCACCAGTGCCGGGTCGGTCGTCTCATTGTCAATGCGCACGTTCATGCGGTCTCCGTCAGACCACCGTTCAAGCAGGTCTGCTGTCTGTTGCGTGTACTTCGCAAGCTGGTACATGTTGGCGTTCATCTCTTGGCGCATTGCTGCCACCTCGGTGCTGGCTGGCGTAGTCGTTGGGTAAGAAACCGTGCCGCCGATTGCAGGGCCAGTATAACCCGACTCAGGCGTGAATCCCATGCCTCGCTCTTGCACATCAGCAGCGCGAGTTGCGCCGGCAGTGATCAGCGCCAAGTCTGACAGGTAGGCGGTAGACGATGCCGAATAGTCACGACTTGCTTGCAGCAGCAGCTTGCCAATTTCGGGCAATGCAGCAGCCGCTGTTGAATCTCCAAGCCCAGCGCGATTGCTTGCAGCCTGAAATTGGGCGCGCAATGCTGACAGATTCTGCACTGGTGCTGATGCAGCAGACTGACGACGTGCCTCGTCTGCTAGGTCGCGCAAAGACGATACCAAGTTGTTTGTTGATTCTGCTGCTGTCTCCATGCTGTCTTGCAGCTCGCTAAACGCCGGAGCCAATGCGATGACCTGGCCAAACATGCGCTGGCCAGCCTCGGTGCTGATATCTATACCGGCAACCAGTGCTTTGAATGCGTCGGTCGTTGTCGGCAGCAGTACGCCCACGCGGTTGAACTGTTCCGTCAATCGGCGGGTTAGCTCGGCGGCTTGCTCGGCTGGACTTAGGAAGTCGTCAAAGTAAGTCGAGAGGCCATCGGTTAAACGGTCAACACCGCCAGCGCCTGCGATCATGAATGTCGTGAGGAACTGCCCAGCCTTGCCCGCCGCCGTCAGGCTGTTTTGCAGTTCGCGCAACTGAATCACGAGGTCGGTGATTTCCTCGCCCGTGCCGTCAAAGTTAGCGACTATTTCAGCGAATCCGCCCGCGATGCCAGCCGTTGCGTCTTGCAGTAGAACCGATTGGCGGATGATCTCTGTGGTGACATTGCCCTGAGTCGCCAGAATGTCGCGGTAGTCGATTGCCGCCAAGCCTAAACGGTCAAGCAGCGTGGTTGCCTGCTCGATTCCCGATGCGACTCGCACCAGCGTCTCGAAGTAGCCCTCGCCCACTTGCTGGAATGCGCCCAGCATCGGCAATGCCGCCTGCGCCATTAGGTCGGCTTGCTGGCCGAATACGGCGGTCAGCTTCTCTTGGATTTCCTCGCCGGACAATCCTTTGAGGTTAATCTTGCCAATGTCCACCACGAAGCTGTTGAGCTTTTCAGTCACGGTATCGGTTGATACGCCAAGCGGCTCAGCAGCAGACACGATTGCGTCGGCAAAGTTGCTGAAAATCAGACTAAATTGATTGGCAAGCGTCGGATCAGCGATGCTGGTCTTGATGCTGTTCTTGGTGCTGGTGGTAATGCCAAATGATTTCTTTTTCGTCTGAATCGCGACGAAGCTCAGCAAGTCAAAGCCATTGGCGAGAATATCCTCAAGGGCTTGAGGAACAGCGGTTAGGCCTTGGCCTTTAATGCTGACTTTCTTGCCAAACAAACCGCCAAGCAATTTGCCAATACCAAGCAATTCAGACGCCCCAAGCGTAACGATGCCGACAGCCGTTCTTAATCCTTTACCAAATGAGTTCATTTCAAAGCCTGTTTTAACAGACTCCGCCAAATCCGCACCAGGCGCGTTACGCACAACCAGATTCGTCAGCCCGCCGATGTTGGCCTCGATGTTACGCAGCGACGCGAGCATGGCCGAGCTGATGCGGTTTTCAAGTGTTGCGGCCTCGCTAAGAAGGTCGATCGACTTGTTGACCGACTGCGACTGGGCGCCAGCATCGCCGAATACAGTTCCGGTGCCGGTGTTGTCGGTGAATCCTGGACCTTCGCTACCGCCGCCGCCCACTGCAAAGCCAATCGCGGCCATGAGCGCAATCATTGCGGCAATGCGCGGGAATGCGGTGTAAGGATCTCCGCCGCCTTGAGTGGCTACTGCCTCAGCAGCCTTAGCCGTGCCGATTGCTTGGCTTGCAGCTACCTGCGGGCCAACGCTTGAAATTGCACTAGCGACTTTCTGCTGATCGCCCAGCAATGCAGCCGCCGTGGTCTTGATGCTCATGGCAAGCTGGAATGCACGGAACACTTGCTCGGCGGCTTGCAGGGACTTGTAACCTTTGCTGCCTTCCTTAAAGAATCCTTTAGCCGCGCCAGTGATGTCAGCGTATGCGCCAATCTGGTTTTGCTGATTCTTGGCCTCGATCTTGGCGAGCTTGACCGAATCGCCACCTGCCTTGAGCCGCGCCTCGTTGTACATTTCCTGCGACTGAATCAGCTTGTCGAATCCACCAACGAACGCCCCCAGCGATTGCCCAGCCTTGTCGAATCCGGCGGCGAGGTTGCTGCCGAAGTCGGTGGATAGGAACTTGTCAATGTATTCGGCGGCGGATTCGGCGGCTTTCTTTTGAGCTTCGTCAATATCAGCCCATGCTTGGTCAACAGCGGCAAGAGTCGCGGCCATTTCCTGATTCATAGCGAACTGCGCTTGCTGGCTGGCACTCGCACCAGATGCGCCAAACTCAGCACGAGCCGCGCCAGCATCGCCAAGCACTGATCGCGATATGTCGCCAGCTTGCTTGTCTAGCGTATCCTGAATGGCCTTTGCAGCGGCTTCAGCAGCGCGCTTGGCTTCATTCATGGCCTTGGTTGCCTTGCCAGCGCCGACAGCGCCAGCCTCGCCCAGTTTCAGGTATCCTGCGGCTGTGCGCTGGGTGGCTTTAGCCGCTTGATCTGCGGCAAACTCGGCCTGAGCCTCGTTAATGATCTTGAGTTCGGCGGCGTTTTTCTCGGCGGCGACCTGCTTTTTCAGTGATGCGATGCGTGCGTCAACTCCAGCCATTTGACGGCGGGAAGGCTCGACAAGCGACATCGTGCCGGAGTTGATCCGCTGCAACAGATCTGCGCGCTGTTTTTCAGCATCCGCTAGTTTCTGCGTAGCATTCTTTGCGCTTTCGGTTGCTTTTGTGTAGCCAACAACAGCAGTGACAGCGCCTACTAGCGCCGTTCCAGCCAAGACATAAGGATTAGCACGAGCGGCGATGTTAAACGCAATCTGAGCGCCGGTTGCAAGTGTTAGTGCCGTTCGGACAGCGGCATAAGCCGTTGCGATAGCGGCAACGCCACCCGCAATCCCGATAACAGTCTGCTGAGTTTCGGTGAAGTTGCCTTCGCGAACAGCTCGCACAAAATCAGTGACATTGCCGACTGCGCCTGCCAGTTTGCCCGATAGCGTATCGGTTGAACTGCCCAGTTTATTAAACTGTTCAACAACTAAAAACGCCTCGTTTTTCAGGACAACGAATGCGCCACCGACCGTCGGTGCCATCTTAGCGGCTTGGATAGTTAACTCTTCCACGCTGTTGAGCATTGCATTGCCAACGACACCAGCGGTTAGCTGGCCGTCAGCCGCCATTGCACGCAGCTCGCCGCGCGTCACGCCTAGCTGTTTGGACAGTTTATCAAGCAAAACCGGAGCGGCTTCACTGATGGCGTTGAACTCTTCGCCACGCAAGACGCCGGACGCCATCGCCTGCGAGAATTGAATGATTGCCGATGAAGCCTCAGCCGTAGACGCACCGCTAATCAGTAACGCCTTAGAAAGCGCATTGGTGATGCCAATGGCCTCGCGCTGTGTGCCGCCTAGTTTCTGCACCGACGGCGCAATGCGAGCGTATAGCGTGCCGATGTCTTGCAACGCCACGCGGTTTTGATTGGCAACTTTAAGCAGTTCTCCTTGGATCTGGGCATAGCTTTCAGTTGCCTTTAGCGTCAACTTAATGCGCGATTCCAGATTGGTCATCTGGTCGGCAATTTGCGTCAGTCCACGGGCAGATTGAATCGACAGAAATGCAGCAGCCGCGCCTTTAAGCGATGCCGACAGATTATCGGATGATCGGCTCATGCTATCGGCTGAGCGCGTTACGCGTGCGCTAGTATCCTGCGCCGTGATGCCAAGGTCGCGCAGTCGTTTGCGGGTTAGCTCAACATCGGTGGAAGATACTTTGATTACGAGACTTGCAAGCGTGTCGGCCATGGCTGCACCCTGATACTGGATGCAGTCATATTAGCACAACTCAGCCCGCCCGCCTCAGCCCCGAAAACACCGACTTGATCTGCTCGGCCACGCGTGAACGAACATCATCGCCGACAGGTATCCACGGCATCGGGCAATCCGGCTTGGTTGCCGCACCGGCCATCGCTGCATATTCTTTGGACATGCGCCGGACTAGACGGCACTCCCAAGGCGCAAGGCGAATCGCCTGGTTGACTTGCCATGCCATCAGCTCAGATTCACTGATAGCCACAACGCCGCCCATGCCCATCGGTGATACCGGACCGACATCGTTTAGGATGGCGACCAAATAGCGCCCATGAGCAGACAAGGGCGGCATGATACCGCCCCCGCGCTGTTCGCGTCGTGACTTACTTTGCTTTTCCGGAACCGCGCTTAGCCACGCGTCCTGCTGCACCCACGGAACCAGTTCCGTTAGGAGTGCCGCGAAAATAGTTCTTTCGCGACAGACCATGAGCAGCAATGGCATCGCGCAACCACGACAATTCGTCGTCGCTCAGCACGATTCGCACGCCTTCGGCATCGTCAGGCAGTTTCTTACCGTCCGGACCGACTACCGTCCAGCTATCGGTCATGGCAACGGCCAATTCCAACGCGCTATCAGCGTTGGCGGCGAGCTGCTCTTCGATGGTCAGTTCTTTGTCGTCGTCGCCTTTGGCTTTGTTGAAAGCCACGAGCGCGACCTGAACTTTAGGATGGTCAACCGAGCGCACGGATACAACCATGCCAGTCGGTTCACCAGTAATTGGATGCAGCACCGCCATTTCGGACAGGGCTTGCTTGTTAATGCGCAGATCGAAAATGTTCATGCTTACTACCTCATCAGTGGTTGTCATCCGGTGGTGAAGGTGACCGCCCTGCCGGTGGATGAGTCCGGCACGCCCTAGAAGCGCTGGGCGGTCAATTCAGTTAAACGGCTTCGACAACAACGAAGTCAAGGCCAGCAGCAGTGGCAGTGATTTCGATTGTTGCCGATGCGGTCGTGATCTGGTCAACCGAGCCAACCTGAGTCTTGAACATCATGACCTTGCCAGCGAAGTAGGTCTTGTTGCCCTGCTGATCTTTGATCTCGAAATAGTAGTCAGCGTCCGAAGTCTGGGCGATGCGCATGATGTCTTGACCGAGGTCGGCTTTGTCATAAGCAAGCGCAAGCTGAATCGAACCGGAGTTGAAGCTACCCTTGTATTTCTGGGTTGCACGAGTCGCCAGCGGATTGTGCGTAACGAGCGCGTATTCGCGGCCAAACTCGCCAAGGTCGGTGATCTCGCCAACGAGCGGATTGCCAGCGGCAGGAGTGCTCGGAAAGATCGTGCCGAAGCCAGCGCTGTCGAAAGTAGCAGGAGCAGTTGCAGTAACGCGGAGAGTAGAACCCGCCGAGGTGTAAGCTGTCATGATGTATCCTCTTGCAAGAGTTGCCGCCACACTATGCGGCTGGCTGTCAACATAATAACAGACTTTCCGACGAGCGGTTATTGCTGCGATTTTGCCTTAGCGATGGCTATGCGAATCCAGCCGGCGGGCGCTTGCACTGAGAACCCGTCGCGGGTCGTGCGCTGGGTTGCGCCTCCGCCTTGGCTGTATAGGCCGTATTCCAGCACACCCATGTAGGGTAGTGGCGAGGCGAGGTAGAACACGCGACCTGGCGCGTCTTTGATAGCTGAATTGGCTGCGGCAATGGTTGATCCGCCGGTTTTGTCAGTGCGGTTTGTTTCCGACAGATTAGGCGAGTTAACGCTGGCCTGCCAAGATCCACGGGCGCGGCCTTCATCGACTGGCGTGTTTGATATGATGTCGCTAGTTAATGACAACAGGCGTTTGCGAACTTCGGCCTCGGACTCACGCGCCGTCTTGTCGGCAAAGCGTTTGATCGCGAGGGCGAAGGGATCAGCCATCGTCGTCAGCCCGTTGGAGTTTGAGCGCGCCGGACATCATCTTGTGAATGCCCAGCGTCATGTCAAAGATTGCGTTAGCAGCAGCCTGCGCGTCATCAATGGTGCCGAGATGAAATATCTCCTCGCCACAAATCAGCGTCAGGCACTGAACTTTGCTACCGTCTTGGATCGCCGCTTCGATCTTGTCTGCGATGTTTCGCAAGCCATTAGGGATGTCTTGCAGCGGTCGCAATGGCACGACTTTTAGATTATCCATTTGCCGACCACGCGATAGTCACCGGAATAGCGAAACGGTCGCCAATCGTAAAACCAGCGGCAATCGTTACATCAAGCACTGTCACCGTCACGCCAGACTTACTGAACTGACGCGCAACGGCAAATGCTGACTCAATATCAGACACCGCGTTGCGTGCCGGTGTGCGCGTGCCATCCTTCGGTGCCATGACCGTGACCTGGTACAAGCCCTGCGAGATGTTACGCACGCCACCAGCTACCGGACGCGTAGGCGAGAAGTCGCCTAGCAACTGCTCCCGAAGGTAAAGCGTGCCAGCCACGGGCGTGAACTTGGCGTTCTCGGCCTCGATGGGATAGCCCAGCGTGTTTAGCTGGGTCGCAAGCGCGGCGGCTATGTGGGCGGTGTTCATCAATTAGCCCTCGCCTGACAAATGAGAACCTTATCCGAACCCGAACGGCGAACGGGTCGCACATCCATGAGCCGGTACGTCACGCCGTCAACGGTCGCCAACCAGCCCACTAACGGGCGAACTGCTCCGACTTCCAAGATCAGCCGCGTGTCGCTTGACCGGATGTTCGTGCCGTCAACTTCGGATTTATCGTAGCGTGATGGGTAGCCGTTCAGCGTAACCGTGCTGCCAGCAGGTGGCAGCACTGCATCACCCGTAATCGGATCGTATTCAACCGCCGCGCCATCGGTTAGCGTGACCGGCTCGCCGAACTTGGCAAGCAGCCGCGATGCGGTAACGGCTAGGTCGGTCATGTGCGCACCAGTCTAGCCACCTGCATAGATCCGTCAGACACGGCACTGGCAAGGTATGGCATGACAAGGCGGTTGACGTAGGGATAGCGCAAGGCAGGGTCACTGAAGTCTGCGTATTTCACCGTCAAGACATCGACCTTTTCCTCGGTCACGCGCTGCCCTTGATCCTGAATCAGCGGTTCACCTGCGCTCGCACGCAAGGCCATCTCGATCTGAGCCTTGATGATCGCGGCTGGTACGGTGTTTGACGGGATCGGGTAATACTCGACAAAAACGTCCGAGCGCGGCCACGATAGCGACTGTTCCGGATCTGTTCGCCTGCCCTGCCACGCGGTCGAGTAGGTGGCTTCAAGGTAATCAGTGCCGAGAATCAGCGACGATTCCTTTTGTGGCGTCGTCAGCGTTGCCCAGTCTGTAACACCACGCGCCAGATAATAGGCATCAGCCTCGGCTACCGTTGCGTAGCTGTTATCGCCGATAACCAAGGCCATTATTTAGCACCTCGGCGCTTAGGTTTCTGCACGACAGCGACGGGCAATTCGCCCTGCTCATCTGCCGGTTTGTACTTGATGTCGAGGATCTTAAAACCAGCGGCGCGCAGTTCGGCCTTGCGTTCTGGCGATACGGGATGCGGTTCGTAAGCAATCATCTCAACACCTCAAAATAGGTGGGGCGACCGAAGCCGCCCCTGGTATTACTTAAACGCTGTCACCGATGATCAGCACGCCAGCGGTGTGCTTGTTCGATGTTGCCACCTTGTCCCAGTTAGTGCCTGTGGACAGTTCAGCGTCAGTTGGCGACTTGCCGCCGTTGGTGACATCCCACGAATAGCCCTTGAGCGACAGACCGAAGGTGTAGTCAACCTGCATCGTGGTCTCGATACGGGTCTGGCCATTGGTCGTTTCGATGTTGCTGATAACGTCCGAGCCGTCCCATACCATCGCGGCACCGTCAACCAAGCCAAGAACGTTGTCTTTGCCAGCGGCGGTCAGGGCTGGGGCATCGGTCACAACGAAGGCTTTGCCGAGGATGTCCACAACCTGCACATTGCCTGCGAGGAACAACTGCTCGCTGTTGGCCAATGCGCCGTCAATCAGCGTGTGCAGTGCGGCACCCGACATGACGTTGGCGATGATGGCGCTGGAGCTGTCACCGAACTTGGCGTGACCGGCGTTCAGTGCGCGCTGGCTGATTGGGCTGGTGGCAGACACGTCGTTGACCAGTGCGGTGTTATTGCTGATAGCGGCAACAAGCGCGGCGATGGCAGTGTTCAACTGGTCAGCCAGCAGTGCTTCAGCGAAGTTGCGCGAAGCCACTTCGATGCCCTGAGCAGTCGGGCGCTGCAACCAAGTTAACTGACCTGGCTCAAAGCGGATCGGGCCAAAACCACCGGCAACCTTAACGCCGTTGTGCTTCAGTTCGGTCAGGTCGGTTACAGGTGCTGCGCCTTGGGCGGCATAGCGGTCAACACGGCGCTGGGCGCTGTGGATAGCGGCAAAGAACGACTCTTGGTAGAAGTCGCCATCAAAACCCGCAGTGGTCAGACGGATAGCGCCACGCGAAGCCGCGTTGAACTTGTCGATCATCTGAGCCAGCGTTTCGATGGTGGCGGGCATCACATACTGGTTAAAAACCTGCATTTGCGATAAAGACATGGTGTAGCTCCTTAGCTTGCTGCGAGTTCAGGGAATCTGGCAGCGATTGCATTAGTTCGTTGGGTTCGGTCGCCGCCGAGGTTGCCCTTGGGCGCGACTGGGTTTGCGTTTCCACCATTAGCGCCGCCGCCGGTGTTTACTGGGGCTGCGACGAAGTGCTTGCCTTCATCGCCGGTTGCCCATGCTGCCACAGCTTCAGCTAGTGGCTTGTCACCCAAAAGTGCAGCGCCGTCTTTCACGATTGCGTTTGACTTCAGCAGCGCCTTGGCAGCGCCCATGAGTTCAGGTCTAACGCCGACCTTTGCCATTGCTTCGGTCAGTCCGCCGTCAACCAGAATGCTTGACAGTTTCGTCTCGCTTTCCGATACGGCTTTGCTCAGACGGTCGATTTCGGCTTTGGCTGACTTAGTTTCCTTAGCGTATTGACCTCGCAAAGAATCCAACTCATCAGAGATTTTGGCAAACTCATCAGGATCAATAGAATCTTTCCCTTGAGCTTGGCGACGCCACTTAGCATTTTCTTTGCTTAGCTCGCCAATCTTTGAAGATTTGGACTCAAGTTCGAGCCTGAGCGTTTCAATTTCGGCTTGCAGTGTTTCGAGTGTCATGGTTTTGCCCTCTGGGCTAATTTTGGTCACAGACCGTTTGCGCTGGCACAGCCAGCCGTTGGTTACAAGGGCAATATAGCATATTTCCGACGGGCGGTAATGGGGGCGAAAAAAAACCACCGTTTGACGGGTGGTTAATGGTCAGGGTGGAGTCTGACCGGAGCGATTTCAAGCTAGACCGTTCAGGACTGGCTTAGATCAAGTATAGCATCTTATTGGATTTTTTGATGTTGTCTTTAGCCCATAGCGGCCTCAGGTTTGTAAAGTGGCTTAGTGCAATCACATCGGCCTCAGTTTTTGCTGTCGATATCGGTATGATGTGGTCAATGTGCCATTCTCTACGGTTTTCCCATGTCATGCCTTTGGTAAACTGACGCTCTATGTGATTTTTGAATTCATCTTTAGAGCATCCAAGTATATGCATCGTTGGTAGCATCTTCTTGAATCCAGATTCATTTAATGAGTTGATTATGGATTTTTTTACCCTTGAAGCCATCGCATAGACAGGTTCTTTGATTTTTCTTTTATAGCTATTCCTTTTGTGCGCAAGGATTTTTTCCATATTGTTTTTTTTGTATTGCTTTGTTTTTTCTTTATTATTCTCTCTCCAAACCCTGCATTTTTCATTCATCTTATCTTTATTTCTATGATGTCTCTCTCTTTGCTGAAAAAGAGTTTCGCCATTAAGATTTGATCTTTTGCAATCTATGCATGATCCATTTGATACTAACCTGATCGACAGGTGCCCATGCTTGCATATCTTGTTGGTAAAGTATCTTGTAAGCCCTTTTGCTTTAGCGTCTTTACGAGAAATAATTTCCATGATGATCTCCAGTCGAGAGTCAGTCGAAGTTAACGCGGAAACCAGTGACTAGCTGGCTTTCAGGTGCCCCCTATCCGCGCTTACATATTAACACAATTAAACTTTGCCACCTATGCCGCAGTTTGACTCAGCGGTGGCCCCAAGTTTCATAACGCATCAGCGGCGTTGCTGCTAGTCCAACCCAGCAAGGTGATTATGCGCTACTGATACCGTTCGCGCAATTCTTTCAGCGTCAGCGGTCGGCCTCGGCCATCCACAAGTTGGGTTAGACTTATCTTGCCAGCCTTCCATAGCTCAGCACGCCCTTTGCCCAGCACATCATCCGTCAATTCACGCGGCTGGGTTTTCAGCCACTGCTCGAATGTCAGGTCAGCAGCAACGGGCCCGAATGCGCTGGACTGCGTGCGGCCTTCGAGTGATTCGCCGATGACGATTGGGACAAGCGTAGACCGGCAGTTGAAATGACGCGGCGGTCCACCGTTAAACGGCAACGAGTGACCAATCGGCGTGTACTCAGGAAACGCCCAACGCTTGCCTGAATAGGACTGGCAGGTCAGCGATGTACGGCCATCGAGCGTGCTGAGTTGGCGCACCCCTTCCAGCACATCCTCATTGCGCTCAAACAGCTTGAGCCGCGCCTGGTTGCTCACCGTGGCGACTGCGGTACGCGTAACAGCGGCTGCATTGCGTCGTGCCACCTTGAGCGGTTCAGGTCCACGCTCGCCCTCGCGCTGAATGCCGAGGATTTCACGGGCAAGCTGGGCATTGGTCTTGCCCGTAGCAACGCCTGCTTTGATCGTGCGCTCAATCTGGAATCGCGTGTCCGTGTTCAACTTGGCAAACCAGGCACCGAATGTCGCGCCCTGCACAAGCGAGGACTCAGCGACAGCCGCCAACGACGCCGGCAAGACGGCCTCGACGCCAACAGTCGCCAGTGTAGCCGCCTGCCAACGCGCCTCATCGGTCGCCAGCTCGCCAAGGTCTGGCGTCGGGATCTGAACCAGATCGGTGAGTTCGGCGATCTGACGGTCAAGCCGTCGCCCTTGGTATTCGGTCAACTCGCGGCCACTGCGGAGAGTTTCCTCGATATCTTGGGCGATGTCGGCAATGAGCGCGTCAGTTGCCGACACGAAACCGCTCGCCACTCTAGCAAGCAGCAGGTCACGCAAGACGGCGGCGGAGGATAGGGGGGTCAAGTCAGCCTCGCCAAACTACCAATACGCGTGGTATGTGTCTGGGCTGCGGATTGTTGCACCGTGACCGACACGAACAATCTAGCCTGCATGTTTACTGTTGCAGCAGCAAACGCCGCCGTAGCCAAGGTTCTAGCTGCGCCTGCTAGTGAGGCAACGCCAGAAGCTGTGCATGTATTGGCAGATTGCCCTGCTAATATAAAGTTCACCACGCTATGCGCGTTAGCTACACCAGCGGCAGAGGTTGTGAATGTTCCTGCAACAGCATCAGCAGTAGTCCCCGCAGTCCCAACACGGATACGATAGATTAGCGTCGCTGTACCAGAAACCTGACCAGCGACTTGCCCTTCATAGACAGCCAGTCCGGTTAGTGAGTTTTCAGGCAACAACCAACGAGCGATAACAGTTTCCGTTGTCGTGGTAGCGTTAGTTAGTGTTGCTCTTCTTGCTAGTGCAACATCACCACCCGCCAAGTAGTATTCAAGCACCGAGCCTGTGCCAATTAGCGGAGCAGGTTCGCCGTTCTCGATGGAGTATCCATAGGCGACATTATTCATCGCTGGGGCTACTACGCCTGCTGTGTCTGTACCTTCTGATTTAAGACCACGGATGCCTGTTGAACTACCACCTGTCGCCAAACCAAAGAACATATTGCCACGAGAAGCAAGCGCAGATGACGCACCGCCACGAAGGACAATCGGCTGAACCGTGCCGCCGTTAGATTGGTTGATTACCGTATCGTAGAGTCTGTTAGAGTCCGTGTTGCGGAAGTCCATTGCGATCTGCGCGCCCTTGCACGAAACAGCCATGTTTCGGAATGTGCTGTTCGATGTGTTGGCGTTTGCTGATCCTTCAAATGAGAACCCAACGGCTGTATCGGCAACTTCCAACATGCGGATTCCGATGTTGTCGAAAGTACACTTAGTAACATCGGCTGCTTCGCCTAGCGTTGTGCCAGTAACCAAGCACTCAGTGACAAGACCTTTGCCCGTGGCATTGATAATGTAGAGGTCTTTGAAGTCGCCCCAGTGGATGGAGCGAACTAATAAACCAATGCCAACATTGCCCGCGCATTGTAAGTTCATGGACTGAACACCAACACCTTTGACAGCAGGGTTTGTTGGGCCAGAAGGAGAAACGCACTCAATCATTGCTGTTGTCAGTGGGCTAGAGGCGTTGTTCCAGAACAGTGTTGTTCCTGTGCCTGTTTGACTGCCAACATCCGTATTACCACGACGACCAGCACCACGGAGAATGACCGAGCTAACATTGATCGTGATCGTTGCATCAATATGAAAAGTGCCTGGCGGAAGCAAGACGATGCCGCCTGGCTTCTTAGCGCCTGCTAGTTGCGCTGCGTTAATGGCTGCTTGAATAGTGGTTCTATTTTGGGTGGCTTGAGCGCCAGAAACTGTGCCTGCGTCTGTGCCGTCAGTCAGCGTCCCGTAGTCCAAAGCATGAAAGAAATAGTCAGCGTCTCTCGATGCCAGTGTAATAGCCGTGCCAAGAACAGTCCGCTTCAATCCTAGACCTGCAAGAACATCACTCACTGCATCGGGCGGGATGGTCACAGTAACAGCCGACCCAGAGTTGGTGGCCGTAACGCCGCCGCCCACAAAGTTGATAGAAGTTGCCGCGCTTGTCAGCGTCGCGCCTTCGTCTGCAACCGCGACGGACTGACCGGCAGGCCCCGTTGGACCAGTTGCACCTGTCGCACCTGTCGCACCAGTAGCTCCGGTTGCCCCCGTAGCGCCGCGTATATCTGTTGCGCCCGCTAGGTTCGTGAAGCCCGATGCGCCGATGTAATTGTCGGTCGGCACGGCAGGCTTAGTTCCAGCGCCTCCTGTCCAATCAACCAGACGCAAAACGCTGCGCTCGCCGTCGGCGACATTGGCAATGACTGGCGACCAACCTTTGTCGCCCTGAACGCCTTGCACACCCTGCGGACCTTGAGCGCCGGTAGCACCCGTTGCGCCCGTAGCGCCAGTTGCACCCGTATCGCCCTTGATGCCGCCGTATGGGAGGCTGTTCCAATCCGTCACTCCGTCGCCAATCTTGAACTTATCGGTGTCTGACTCGATGCCCATCTCACCGTCGAGCAGGATCGGATTGGCTGACGACCATGCGCTGGCGACATCACGACGAAATTGGAATTGACCTAAAATGCTCATGGCGTGCCACTCGGATTGATGGTTGCGCCGTTAGCGCCGAAGTCAAGGCGAAGCAGAAAGTCAGGAAATGTGGTTGTAGCAGATCCGCCGTCAACTCGCAAAACAGTCTGCGATCCGACCTGAACAACAACCTCCTGAACCACGCCATCAACCAGTGCTAACACCTTTTGATCGGCCATGATTAAGCCCTGACGATGTGGTCGTCTGCTTCAAAGGTCAGCGTGGTGGCGCTCACTGCGCGGCCAAGGTACTGATGCAGCTTTCCCGTTCCGGATACTGGCGTTAGCGTTAGTCCACCTGGCGTGCTGTCGCTCAGGTAGTAACGCGAGCCAACTGTCAGGCCAGATAGACCCGTCACGCGGCCTTCAAAGTACACCAGCGCTGTTGCTGCTGCTGAAAAGTTTGCCAGCACAAACCCGATGGTAGGATTGCCGCCACTGGTGGCCGATGCGTTAGCGACTTGGCCGTCTGACCGGACATAGACGAACGGATTGGCAGCAGACAGCGACTCAAAGGCCGTGCCGGAGTATGTGTCAGCGACAACACCGACGGGCATTAGTGTCGGGTCAAGACGGCCAGATGTATCAAGCGCCGGAATCTGTCCCGCCTGCCCTGCCGTTCCGCCCGATACTGTGCCTGCGACTTCCTGCTCAATTCCGTTCAGCAGTGCAATGTACTTGTCTACCATAATTAACCTCTGACCACTGATCGGCCAAGCCGGATGAATATCTCTGTCGCCGTGCGCGCATAGCCTAAGTTCTGCGAGAACACGCCGACTTGTTGTGTTGTTATGTTACCACTCAGCCCGACATATAGCACCGCGCCAGGAGTCCATGTCCACGATGGATTTGTGACGATGCCGCTGTCAGCTATTGCGACATTCCCGCCGATGCTGGCTGAATTGATTGCCACGCCGATGATGCGGCCTTGATGCTCAACCGTGCCTGCGTCGCCGTAGATCACGCGCCCGTCTGCGCCCGTGGTGACGACCTTATAGGCGTTGATTGGCTCACCTGCGGGTAGCTGAATATATGAGTCGCCACCAGAACCGCCGATGCTTGAAACAACCGGCCTCTGCGGGTCGCTGTTATCGACGATGATGTTTACACCGCCAACGATCTCGCGAATACCGCCACCGCCACCGCCGATCAGCGTCGTGCCTGACTTGCCGCGCGGTAGCTCAATCTCAAACTCGCGCCCGTCGGTGAGCGTAATGTGAAACGATGCTTCGTCGCGCTGCTCGATTAGGGCGATGCCGGTGCCTTCACGGCCAGCAGGCCCGACGATGCTGTCACCGTCACGGCCTCGCTCGCCGCGCTCACCCTGCGGCCCTTGCTCACCCGAAGCCCCGCGCTCGCCCTGCGGCCCGCGCTCGCCGCGTATGCTGTCGCGGTTAATCTCGAACCAGAGGTCAACCGCAAGCTGGATCTGCTCAGCGGTAATCGGGTCAGCATCGCGACCGTCTTGCCCGTCTTTGCCATCGGCGGGCTGCGTGATGTTGGCCGTTAGCCATTCGGTTGCAGCGGATTTAATCTGTTCGTCGGTGACCGGCGGCGCGTCTTGGCCGTCCCTGCCATCCTGACCATCCTTTCCATCTTCACCGCGCTCGCCTGGCTGACCTGGCACTCGCGCAACCGACTCAACCGTTCCAACGCGCTGAACAAGCGAAGCCATCGCCTCAATGAGCGTGGCGATGATCTGCTCATCGGCGCGGTTCAATTACAGCCCCAGCAGGTTGCGAAGTCCGGCCATTCCACCGCGGGCGGGCGGAGATTCGGCTGTTGGCGCGTCCATTTGCGGCGCTTGCGTGTCTAACTTGGCCTCGTAATCCTCAAACTCGCCGTTAGCGATCTCGCCGCGTTTCAGGTTGTCGAAATAGACCTCAAGCGGCATCTGGCCTGATCGAACTTCATTGCCGAGCGCCGTCAGCATCTGCGGGGTCATTCGAGCAGCGCCGTAGTCCGTGTTGAGCTTGAACACGATGCCGTCAGTTGAAACGCCAGACCATTCGGCCATCCAACGCAGGGCGCGTGTCATGGCGTCGCTGACATCGTTGGCGACAGCGGCAAGCAGTGAGCGTTCGCCAGCCGTGCGCATGGATACTGTGTCGGACGCCTCAGCCGTGCGCTTTTCCTCAACCAGCATACGGGCGCCGAGAATCGCCATTCGCTGTTCTTTATCCTTCATCGCCTCGACATTGGATTTTAGGCCATCGCCCTTGAACTCCAAATACTCAGCACTTGCAGCGGGATCAGGGAAAACCCACGCGCTCATGCTGCCGATGTTCAGCGACTGGCCAGGCTCAAGCGTCACGCCAGACACGACGGGGACGGGCGATCCAGTGAAGCCAAGCCCACGCTCAAACTGAGCCGAGTTGCGATAGTGGCCGATGTTTGTGTCGGCAAGGTCAATCAGTAACGGCTTGCGTGCCTTGTTGCCGCCGACGATAACGAACGGGATAAAACCCATCGGGCGGCCATTCATGAGCGGGAAGGTTTCGCTGATTAGCTCCGACTTATCGTTCATCAGCCGCACGCGGTAGCCTTGTTCGGTCAGATCCAGCACACGGTAAACGGTCACGCACTCGGCGCTGAACTCGTCTTTCTGCTGCTCCATTTCTTCAGCCAGCACAACCATCGTCAGCACCTGAGCGCCGTTCACTGCCGATACGCGCCAGTTCAGGATTGACTCGCCCGTGTAATGACGCAGGAACGGGCGGATATTTAGCCGCTCGGCATCGCCACGGGTTAGGCCGGACGGAATTCCCGCGTGATAGTCAACCATCACGCCAACGCGTGTCAGGCTGATTTCCTCGGTGATGATGTTCTGAGCAAACTCGCGCAGGCTGGTGCCATCGAGCGTGATGTCGTCAGCGTATGCGTCAAGCGGTGCGGGCAGTTCGGTGTCGGGATCTTTGGCCATGACCATGCCGGCCAATGCGTCAACAGCGCGCCCCGTGGCGTTAAAGAACTGGGCGGCCTCGCAGTAGCGGTAATAGGCGACCTCATCCATGCCGGACAATCGCTGAATGTATTCCTCTTGCTGCCATGCCGATGCAGCAAACAGGCTGCCTCGACCTGTCATGCCGCCGATGAGTCTCGCCTTGGCCAGCATCGCGTCACGGCCAGCAATTACATCACGCAGGCGCGCCCACTGCGGTTTGAGCTTGTCATAAGACGGATGTGTGGTCGTGACGGACATGCGAGCGCACCGGATAAAGTGATGCGCCCATCATAGCACGATTACTGAACTGGAAAAAACACGCTAGACGGAAACGTCAAGCCGCAGTCAAGGCAGTGCTGATGCGGGCGCGTGGCGACTTGGATTAGTAGGGGATGCTGGCAGTTGAGCATCGACCGAATCCAGTCAGCACCGCCGCGCTCATAGAACTTAGCCCACTGCTCCGGCGTTAGCCGGATGCTCCGCGGGATGCTGGGGACGTCGGATTTAAGGGGGGTCATTTTTTTCCTAATGAATTTAAGATAGCAAAGCCAAAAACACGCAGCCTGATTTTCAAAATTATTAAACGGTAGCTTAGTGTTGTCTCTGCAATCCACAAAAACGACTCAGGTTTTTTGTCTGGATCAACACCAAGCCTGTTCATCCATAACTGCATCGCGTAACGCTGCTCACTTGTCATGGCATTGCCCGTCCGATTTCTGCCGCTGCGCGGACGATTGCGCGGCGATAAGCTAAAAAAGGATCTCCTAGTGATGTTACATCATGGATTACTTCGATTCTTAATCGAACGGCCAAGCGAAACGCATCGCCATCATCCTCAAGCGGATTCCACTCTTCGCCGTAGACAAAGTATTTCTTGCCAGACAGTAGGTAGCTATCCTCTGAATCTCCAATTTCGCGAACCTTTATGTACTGGCTTTGGGATTCAACTGGCAGGCCAGCCGCTTTCGCGGCAAAAACTAGCAGGTCGTGGTCGCTCATGCTTCCACCTCATCAATGAATTGATCAAACGCATCATCACCCATGCGCTGGTGCAGCTCATCGAACACCATGGCGTAAGCGTCCGGCTCGTTGCGCGCGTAAAGGCCAATCAGTGCGGTCTTGAGTTGCTGCGTTGTGTACTTTTCCATTTCTTCGCTCCCATTCGCGGTCGGTGCGCCGCGTCTTGATGTGCCCATTCTATGGGCGAGCGTGTTACGCGTCAACTACCGTTCGTCGGGAGATTAGAGGCCGGTTACCTTGGTTAGCGTCACGCCCATACCTGCACTTGGCCACTCGTATTCAACCATATACCCGACTGCCGTGGTTATGTGTTGGTAGTCTGTTTCTACTTCCAGAAACGATGAGCCATCCTTGAGTTGAACCGTTGCCAAGCCCTTGTGCGTGTAGGGCGCTTTTTTGGGATTAACGTACAGCGATATTTCGCCAGCCGCATTCATTATCTTGGCGCGCAACGCATTCTGACGATCTTTGATCGCTGGTGCAGCCGGCTTAACCTTGCGCGTGACGTGCCAGTTTGCTGCACGCAAAACAGACTCAATCTCAGTGTAGTTTGATTGCTGGCCATGCTTCTCACCAGCGCGTCCGGCAGGGTCGCCATACAAAAATACTCGCCGGTTTTCATGGCTGGCGAACTTCTCGACAAACTCCTGCGCCGTGTTTCGAGCGACGGCTGACTCCAAGATGATCTCATCCAAGCAGTAGAATGATTGCCCACGACGCACGCCAACGCCTGCGCTCATGGGCGAATAATTGAAGTCGCAGTACAGATGCAGCAGCTCATGCGGCTTGATCGTATCTGTCGTGTAGTTTAGCTCGCTGTAATCCTCGTAGATTCGCCCAGACGCCGTTTCAAAGCTGGCGTTAAACTCTTGGTTGAACTGCCTGCGGCTCATCGTGCGCTTGGCTGATTCAATCACGTCAACCGGCAGAATCTCGGATGACTTCCAGTGATACAGCGCCCACTCTGGGTCATTCGCGGTGCGCGCGTACTCCGCCATGTCGTAGTAATGATTTAAGCCATCTGGCACGCCAAGCAGCCAGCACCATGCGCGGTACTCAGGCCGCGTCGGATTCACCGTGTTCAGCGCGGGCATGATGTTTTCAGCCCATGCGTTTGGCTTAACGTCGGCAATTTCATCAATGCCGCCACCAGTCCATGGGATGCCCTCGATGCGCTCCGGCTTATCCAAGCCGATTAGGTGAATCTCAGACTCATTCGGCAGGTAGATAATCAGGTCAGACTCTGAGGGCTTACGCTCATGCGATGCTGACAGGGTGAGCTTCTTGAGGTCATCCCAATAGATCTTCTTAACCTGGCCATAGGTCGGGGCGGCGGCAAAATACTTCTCGCCTGGATTCATCAGTGCCTGCTTAGCCAGAAAGCGTTTAAACCGTTCAGTCTTGCCGCTGCGACGACCAGCAGGAACGACAGGGAATCGCACGCCGTTTGCCACTGCATCAACCAAAGCCAACTGCACGGGGTGATCGCGTAATGGATACCACCGTGCATATTGGTTTTTAATTAATGACTCAAGGCGTGACATTAATTCGGCAGGCCGCTGGCAATTTTAGATAATACCTCTGCCAATGATTCCGACTCGGCCACGACTTCGGTTTTATCGCGCCATTTAGTCGGCTGTCGATTCTTGAGCCAGAATATACAGGCGGTTGTGTCGGGCGGGTAATACTTGCGAACCGGAGTCATGGCAATAGTGCCGTCACATACGCGAATATCCACATCATCATGCTCATAACCAAGAGCGCGTGCATATAACCGATTCGCCACTTTAGCATCGGCTTGCATCTTGCCTTGCTTTAGGGACTCAAAAAACGATGGTTGCGCGTGCTTCCAGTTGTTGATTGTCTGCTCAGTTACGCTGAAGCAATCGGCAAGGTCAGCATCGGTTGCGCCAAGTAGCGCCATGCTGAATGCAATCTGATCGTACTCTGGTTTGTATGCGGTCGGTCTCCCGATCTGTTTTTCCACGATTCGCGTCCTCTAGACTTTGACCTGGCCACGGGCTGGTCGGCTGGGTTTGATTGTAGCATTTTTTTATGTTTTCAAGTGGCACAGGAGGTGGCACAGGTTAAATTTTCACCTGTGCCAGCTACAACCCGCGCCGTTGCTGGGTTTGCGTCCAAGTGGCACAGGTGGCACAGGCAAAATTCATATTGTTATCTCCACTATGTATATATTGGTACTTTAGTACTAATATATTTTCTCTATATGTAATACTTTTCAATTTTACCTGTGCCAACCTGTGCCACCCGCTGAAACCCTTGCGGCACTAGGGCTGCGCTGGCACATGTGAAACTTTTTTGCATGTGCCACTACCTGTGCCACCCTGCTTTACCTGTGCCACTTATCCACAGGCTCAGACAATATCCGACGATCGTCTGATTCTGACGCCGACGTATGTTCGCTGCCTGACGCCACTCAAACGACTATGCTCGGTCTGTATTTCAGGATGCGCCGCGTTAAATTGACGCCCAAACATGGCCTGACTGCCAGGGTGATCACGCCCTTGCGCGTCGCACCAGTCACGCCAGCGATCAAATAGATCCTGTTTTGAAACCCGTGCGGTCGGTTCCATGATGCAGCAATCTTCAACAAACGCTGTGATTGGGCTTGTCATTTCCTCCATTTCAGACGACAGCACCATGCCGGATTTAGGCTGTATAAGTCGCCCGCGTTTTCGCATGGATACAAGTCCATCAAGCGCCCACATGAGGATGCCAGGCAGTTCAGTTTCAAGCCGTTCGGTTAATGTAAAATCCTCTTTTCCATAAAATGATTTCACAAAGTGAAATATAATCATACGGCTAGTAATTGCCGCTGATGCGTCCGAGAAATTAGGCGGCTCATTACTGGCCATAATAAATCGCGTGGGCAATTTACCCTGCCATGATTCCTTATATTTCCGCTCGATTGAAACGTCATCTTCGCCGGTAATGCGGAGGATGTTTTCAGTAATCGCGGCTTGGTCTGCCTTATGCGATAGACGAGCGTCAGATATCATTGCGACGCGTTTACCGATTAAAGGTTGCAAGCCGAACTGCGTACCGATAGACGACAGCGAAGGGCTGACGGTGTTTTGCTTGCCGACCAGCGAGGATAGGATGCGAAGCAGCGTACCCTTACCTGAACGCTTGGCACCGCATAGCAGGAACATTTTCTGCTGATCGGTAAAGTCGGTCAGCATGTAGCCGAACGCCTCAGCAAGCGCCTGCTGTGTTTCCTTATCGCCCTGCCAGATTCGGTCAATGAATGCCATCCACTCAGCGGGCGCCGACGGGTTTTCCTTGGCGTCAAACGCGAGCGCGGCGGTCACAAATAGCTCAGGACGTGCCGGTTCTAGCTTGCGGGTGCTTATGCGCAGGAACCCGTTCCAGCATGGGATAATGTCGCTGGCTGGGCATCCATCGGCGGGCGGGTGAATCCACGTTGGCGGCTCATCGACTTGAATCAGGCGAATGGCCTTGAGCGCCGAATAGACCTCTGCCACGAGTTTCATGTTTGGCTGTACGGGCTCATCCATCTGCTTGACGATGTTCCATGTGGTGGACAGCCAGCGATATAGCTCCGACCTAACACGATCCTCATCAATGGCCATATAGTGGATGCCATTCCAGATGTACCAGTCACCGCGCCAGTAGTGTAGCGTTTCGGTTTGGCCGATCATGTGGCCTTGCTCGATGTAGACCTTGGCCACGTCATACGGCGCTTTGGGGTCAATAAACGTTCGCGGGTCGCCTGGCGTGAAAGGAACGATCTCGCCGGTTTCCTGATCAACGATGCCATCGGGTGCGCGCCTTGGCTCATTGTTTGGCATCGGCGGCGGAGTCATGGGGCGTGGCGGCCTCCACCCTGCGTCTGTTGCCATCTTAAACACCGTGGCAATGGTTATGCTGCCAGGCTTAAATGATCGCCAGTGTGAGGCCAGTTCTTTCTCGCCAGGGTAGCTTTGCCCGCGCCCTGACCAGTAGTTCCAAACGCCTAAGCCAGAATCGCCTAGCTCATTGTGCAATCCCATGCCGACGCGGATCCATTCGTCGTAGCCGCAGTCAGGGCTGATAAATGCCAGCGCCGATTCGATTTTGGCGATTGAAGGCGGTTCACCGTCGCGAAATACCGGGCGTGAAGGCATCGGCTGCTGCTTGGCATCGTCACCCTTGACTGTGCGCCGGAGTTTATCCAGCACGCTTGGCGCAATCGGATTGACTGTCATAGGCGAACCGGCGCGCAGCTTGCCGGTCATCGTAAAGAACTGACGCCCGCAGAATACCTCGATGCCTAGCTCATTGGATTTGAACGTCTGCGTTTCGCCCTTGACGATGATGTGAACGCCGTTACCGCTGGGGCTGATCTCAGTGAATGACTGGCACGCATCAATGATCTTGAGTGCGCGCGCATGTCGCTCGTTGTCATCGGTATTGAAGCAACCATCAAGGTCAATTCCAATCAATCCGTCGCCAGGCAGGAACGCAAAGCCCGTGCCGTCAAATTGTCCTGACGCTACGGCATCGCTAGCAATGTCGCATGTCACTAGGCTTGCGCGGTCTGTGTCTGACCCTTGCGTGCCTGTTCGCCGCTTGCCATTGACGTAGTAAGGAACCTTGCGCGGCTTGGTACTGGTGTCGCTGGATTCAAAGCGCCAGACAAGCCATTGGGGTAGTTGGCATAGTTCGGGGGGGAAGTTACTCATTGTGCGTCCTCCGCATCAATGAAATCGTGAATAACACGACCCCGAGGAATTTCATCAACGCGTATCCAGAGTTTGTTTTCATGCTCTGGAACTTTGACTGCTCTTAGGCACTTAAGGCACTGGACGCAGAAATGTACTGTCCCATTCACGAAAACGCGACGGGCGTAAACTCTGTGGCCAGTATGTTCGCAAACATACATCGCACTTCTCCTGATTGTTATCCGAGATTCTGCTCGGCCAGTAACTCTAAAGCATCCTGAACCGACCGGCAAACGCCCGCGATGCCACCACGATTACGCACGGCTTCGATAAATCGGATCTGTTCTTGCGTTGGTTTTCCGGTTGCGGTTTTGACTTCTACGGCGAGGAACCGGCCATCGGGCGCGATCCCGATAATGTCCGAGCTACCGACGCATAGTCCGGCGTGCAGTGGGCGTGGCTCATCAATGATGATTGAACCCGTGCGAGTGCGGCTCATCTTGCCCTGCCATCCTGTTCCGACGTTGTTGCGCCAAACGGTGCAGCCCGCCTGCGATAACGCGAGCATGATTAGGTTCTGAATGTCTGATTCACGCATGAGCGACTCCCCATATTGGTTGTAAAGTTTCCAGCGCGTCACGGGCTTGCTTGAACTCATCTTTTGTTGGCTTACGCCCACCTTGCCGAGCGGCGTATGTAAATGCTGCCCATTCTGCGGGTTTCTTGATTCCACGACGCAATCCAAGCGCAACCAGATCCGTCAGCGTCCGCGCCGATCCCTGTTCGCGTTTCTGCTCACGGCGCATGGCCTCGATGTCAATTTCAACTAGGTTGCCTTCGACAATCTCAATCTTGCGGCCATCACCGGCTAGCGACTCTCCGCATTGTGGGCAGTGTGACGGACCTGGTGTGAACACGGCATAGCACTTGTCACACTGCTTAGCCTTGACCTCATCCTCGCGTTTCTTGCGCTGCTGTTTGGTTTCGCCTTCGAGTGACCATTCGCGGTGGTCGTCTGGAAAACCATGCTGCAACGCGCATCCGGCGTGGTCTAGAATGATCGCTGGCTTAGGCTTGCGCCGTAGTGCGCGAAACACCATCTGAAGGTAACGAGCGATTGATTGCGTCGGCCTAAGCAAAATGCAGCAATCCAGCGTGATGTCTTTGCCCGACTGCATGGCGAGGTCGAATCCCTCGATGACCAATTCGCAGTTACAAATCGCTAGATATTTTCCTGAAGCCAGCCCTTCGCACGCGTCTTTAAGTTCTGCCTCGGTCGTGTCGGCGTCAACATGCACCGTCGGGATACCAGCGTCATTAAATGCTTGTGCGGTTAGCTTAGAGTGCTTCACGTTGCAGCAGTAGATAACCGTTCGCAGTCCATTTGCATATTGGCGCCAATGAGCAATCGCATCTCCTGTGATGACGCGCTTACCCATAACCTCGGCAAGCTGCTCGCGGTTGTAGTCGCCATCCTGTTTTTTAATGCCTGACAAGTCAGGCGCATGTGGCGCGGCAAAATACTTGTAGCGCGAAAGTCTGCCCTGCTCGATCAGCCATGATGTGGGGCGCGCCTCAACCATGACTTGGTAAAGGTTGCCCAGCGCCTTACCGTCCAATCGTATGGGCGTGCCGGTCAAACCGATGACGATCGCACCTTGCGCCAATGCCCACTCAATAACCTTAGTGAACATGTTGCCGCATGATAGGTGCGCCTCATCAATGAACAGAATGGTCGGAGCCTTAAGCGTTTTCAGGCGACTGTAAACCGTGCCAATCGTGCCGACTTGAATTGGTTGCAGCGTGCGCGTGCGGCCACTGGTTAGCAGTCCATGCTCAATTTTAGAGTCCCAGAATGATTTGCTGGTTTGCCGAAGCAGGTTCTTACGATGCACGAGGAACCATGCCGACGCGTCAGATCGTGCGCGTGCGCTGGCAATGATGTGACCGGCCACGACGGTTTTACCAAACGCGGGCGATGCAACGCCTAAAATTGATTTGTGACCGGCGCGTAGCTGCTCACGGATTTTTTCCACAAACTCGGCTTGGTCGTCAAAGAGCTTTAGAGCCTGCATGTTTCCTCCAGATAATCACTCAGGAGTTTCAGCACTCGGTAACTCGGTTCACTGCCTGCCATGATTCGGTAAAGCGATTGCTGGTGAACGCCAATGGCCTCCGCCACGGCCTTGATGTTACGGTCTTGCATCCGTTTTCGGATTTGTTCGATGGTCAGCATGTTGGCCTCTTGTTTTGTTTTTGACACAAGCATGTTGACATTATGACGAATCACTGTCAATATCACCCCGTCGCCGCGATTCACGCACGACAAAACAGTCTACTGGAGCCACCCATGATTATTGAGAACATGCCAAACGCCGACTATCACGCGGCAGACGGAATCAGCAAGTCAGGCCTTGACCTGATCGCACGAAGCCCCGCGCACTTCCGCTATTCAGCACCTCGCACCGCCAGTCGTAATATGGAGATTGGAACGGCGATTCACACCGCTATCCTTGAGCCTGAGCGTTTTGCCAGCGAGTACATGCTGCTGCGTGATGTTGATGACCGTCGCGCCTCGGCATATAAGGAAGCAGCCAAGATTTACGGCGGAGAGCGCACGCTCACATCGTCAGAAGCTGACAAAGTGGCGGGCATGCAGGAGGCTGTATGGTCGAATCCCGAAGCCGTCGCGTTTCTGCGCAACCAGATCACTCGCCGCGAAGTTTCGTTTTTCACGACCGATCCCATCACTGGCGTGAAGGTCAAGGCGCGTTTTGACGCAACCTGCGGAATTGCCGGACTAGACCTGAAAAAAACGCAAGATGCGCGCCCTGAGTTTTTCATCAAGTCGATCTGGAACTATCGCTACCACGTTCAGCAGGCATTCTATTCGGATGTTTTTGAATGGGAGACTGGAGAATCTCTTGATGACTTCCGGTTTCTCGCTGTTGAGGAAGATGCGCCAAACGCTTGCAAGCTGTACCGCTTGCCGCATGACCTTGTTGCGCATGGCCGAAAACTCTACCGCACTGCGCTGAACACCTACGCTGAATGCCTTAACTCCGGCCACTGGCCAGGACTGTCGGGCGCGACTGAAACGATTCACCCAACCGGCTGGATGCTGGCCGAAATTGAAAACGAAGCCGACGAGAGCGGCATTAGCTTTGGAGAAGAAGAATGAGCGACAACAACAACCTGCGCGACACCATCGTGCCGAAGTCGGATCAGTTGAACGCTGATGACCTGATCGCTGGCTCGATGACGGTCAAGATCACGTCAGTGAAACGTGGAGACAGTGAGCAACCAATCGCCATTGGTCTTGAAGGTCAGCGACCATATAAGCCGTGCAAGTCCATGCGCCGTGTACTTATCTCGGCATGGGGTGATGACGGATCGGTATGGGTAGGCCGTAGCATGACCTTGTACAACGACCCTGAAGTTAAGTTCGGTGGCGTGCGTGTTGGCGGCATCCGTATTTCACACCTGAGCAACATCCCGTCTGACTTAAATATGTCGCTAACCTCCACGCGTGGTAAGCGTGCCGAGTACACGGTGAAGAAACTGACACGCGCCGTGTATCCGGTCGCTGACTTTGAAAATAATCAGGCCGCGTGGCTTTCCGCTGTTCAGTCCGGCAAGGCTACTCCGGCTCAGATTGTTGCAAAGTGCGAGCAACGCGGCACGCTCACCGATGAGCAGCGCGAACGCATCATAGCGATGGGATTACCGGCTTGGAAAGAAGAAGAACCCGACACGGCGGAAACCGTGACCATTAACAGCGACGAGGTGTTTTGATGAACGTACTTTCAATAGTGGGCAACTTAGGCGGCGATTGCCGGACGAATAGCGTTGGCGGTAGCGACGTGTGCAATTTCAGCGTGGCGATGACAAGCGGCTACGGTGACAAGAAACAAACGCATTGGGTCGAGTGCGCGTACTGGGGCAACGGCGGCAAAGCTGTTGCTCAGTACCTGACAAAAGGCCAGAAGGTCGCCGTATCTGGTGAACTCAGCATGAAGCCCGCCAGCGATAAGTATCCAGCCGGTTTTGCCCTGCGCGTGAACTCGCTGACGTTGTGCGGTTCTGCTTCGGGTGGTGCAACGACAGCGACTGCCAATAACACCGATCCAGCGCCAGCCAGTTCGTTTGACGACGACTCAATCCCATTTTGAGGCCAGATAATGAACAGCCTAATCAAAATCCGAAACGTCCTGCATGGCACTGACACGCCGCTGACAGCCGATGAGCAATCAGTCGTCACGATGATCTGCCACCTGACAGCGTTGCAGATCGCCGCGATGCCAGACAAGGCCAGCCGTTCTGCTGCTGTTGCTGAGCTGCCCGCTAACCTGGCTGAGGCAATCAAAGCCGAGATCGTGCAGGCGTTTGAACTGCGACGAACGGCGAGCTAATCCGACGAACGGCAACCAAACCCCGAAGGCCAGCGGTTAAACTGGCCATCCAATAAATAGGAGCGACATTATGCAAACCCCACCACGCGGTTTTTCGGTAACCACCATGCTGTTCGGCCCCATTCCAGTATTACTGCGCGGCGATGCTGCGTTGGCTGGCTGGATTTTCCTTGTGTTTTTATTGTCACTGGTGCCTGTCGCCGGATTATTTATGCTGCCGTTTTTCTTTCTCGTGCCAGCGATGGTCAATCGCGTGTATGAGGATCGGCTGACCAATCCTGATGCGAAGTTCTTTCCGCTGCATACGGGTGAGCTGTCAGCGGCTATTACCTATTTCGTCGTCTGGGCAGTAGTGATGATCCTGCTGTTCGGCGTCATTGGCTGCGCGGCGATGGGGGTGGTTTGATGTCTGAATATTCAGAGTTTCTGCAATCCAAACGCCACAGCACTGGCGACTTTGGATTTGCGGCGAACTGGATTCCGAATGGCGCGTTTGATTTTCAGCAGGAAATAATCACACGCGCTGTTCGCAAAGGCCGTATCGGTGTTTTTGCTGATACCGGCCTTGGCAAAACCTTAATCCAGCTGTCTGTCGCGATGAATATCGTTATGCACACCAATAGGCCGGTGCTGATTCTGACGCCGCTTGCCGTTGCGTTTCAGTTTATTAAAGAGGCTGAACGCATCGGCATTGATGACATTGAGCACAGCAAAGACGGTAAGTTCACTAAAAAGATCGTCGTCTGCAATTATGAGCGTCTGCACTTGCTTAACCCTGACGACTTCGCTGGCGTCATGCTTGACGAGTCCAGCATCCTGAAAAACTTCGCGGGCAAGACGAAGGACGAGATTCTCGCCTTCATCAAGCGCGTGCCGTATCGATTGCTTTCAACCGCCACCCCATCGCCGAATGACTTTATTGAGCTTGGAAATAGCTCAGAGGCATTGGGCTACATGGGCTACATGGACATGCTAGGCAAGTTCTTTAAGTCGAACCAGAACAGCGTTGACTCAAATAACCGCAACATCGGTGAGAAGTTCTATCTTAAGCCACATGCCGAGCGCGACTTCTTTGCATGGGTTAATCAGTGGTCGATCATGGTCAAGCGCCCGTCTGATCTTGGGTTTAGCAACGACGGTTATGATTTGCCGCCGCTGCATACCAATAAGCACACGGTTAACAATGACGCTACATGGTGTATTGATGGCCAGGCTTCGCTATTTGCTATGCCAGCAAAGACCATGACGGAGGTTCGCGAGGAACAGAAACTAACTGTCGTGAAGCGGTGCGAGCAGGCCGTTGCGCTTGCCAGCGGCAAGACCTCTGTTTACTGGTGCAACTTGAATGATGAATCAAGTCTACTTTCTGAGTTAGATCCAAGTGCTGTCGAGATTATTGGCGGTATGAGCATCGACAAAAAAGAGGAGTTGCTGATTGCTTTTGCCAATGGCGAAATCAAGCGGTTGATAACCAAAGCCAAGATGACCTCGATGGGCCTGAACTGGCAGCACTGCAATCACACGGTTTACTTCCCGACCTGGAGCTACGAGCAGTATTACCAAGCGATACGCCGATTCTGGCGCTTTGGTCAGCAGAACGCGGTGACATGCGACATGGTGATCAGCGAAGGCCAGGAGCGCGTAATGGAAGCGCTTGAACAGAAAACACAAAAGGCCATCGAGTTGTATTCAAACCTCGTGGCAAATGCAAACCGCGACTTCTCGCATACAACAAAGGCCTTCGACAAGGCCGTCAAACTACCAGGATTTTTATCATGAGCGCAAAAGAACAAGTTATCGCCAGCAACTACGCCATTTACAATAGCGACTGCATGGAGGTATTGCCTACACTGCCAGACGAATCAATTGACTTGTCTGTGTATAGCCCGCCGTTTGCAGGCCTTTACAATTACAGCAGCAGCGAGCGCGACTTCAGCAACTGCGAATCTAAAGAACAGTTCCTTGAACAGTACGAGTTCTTGGTTCGCGAGATTTCCCGTGTAACAAAACCTGGCCGCATTACGGCTGTGCATTGCACCGATGTTTTCGACAACTCGTGCTACCTGTGGGACTTTCCTCATGAAATTATCCGCATTCACGAAAAATACGGTTTCCAGTACCGTAACCGAATCACTATTTGGAAAGAGCCGCTGAAAGTTCGAATGCGCACGATGGTCAAAAGCCTGATGCATAAGCTGATCGTGGAGGACTCAACGCAATGCTTCACAGCAATGCCTGACTATGTGCTTATCCTTACCAAGAAGGGAGACAACGCCGTGCCGGTGACGCACCCGTGCGGGCTGAAGAAGTATTTCGGCGAGACTCCGATTCTGCCAAACATCTTACAGGCATGGAACAACGCCAACGAATCAGAGCTAAACGCTGATCAGCTATGGTCAACGCTGAACGCAATGTATGCCGACCACGATGATCCGAAGTCAAACAAGCTGTCGCACTATATCTGGCAGCGTTACGCGTCTAGCGTTTGGGATGACATCCGTATCGACAATGTTCTGCCGTTTCGTGACAGCCGCGAAGAGGACGACGAGAAGCACGTTCACCCTTTGCAGCTCGATGTTATTGATCGAATCATCGAACTGTATTCAAACCCTGGCGAGGTCGTGCTAACTCCGTTTATGGGCGTTGGTTCCGAGGTTTACAGCCCGGTATCACTTGGCCGTAAGGCAATCGGTATTGAACTGAAAGACAGCTACTTCAAGCAGGCGAAGATCAATCTCGAACTGGCTGACAAGCGCTTTGCAGAAACTGCCGAGCAAGGGTCTTTGCTTTAAACCCCCGACCCCGCCATGACCTGATGCGATTGGCGGGTATTTGGAGAGATTATGAAAGTATTAATAGCCTGCGAATACAGCGGGCGCGTGCGTGACGCGTTTATCGCCCGTGGCCATGACGCCATGTCGTGTGATTTATTGCCGACAGACGCGCCTGGGCCGCATTATCAGGGCGATGTGTTTGATCTTGACCTAGCGCAGTTTGATTTGATGATTGCTCATCCGCCGTGTACCTATCTAACAAACAGTGGGGTTTGTCATCTACACAAAGATCATAGCCGATGGTCAAAGCTGGATGATGGTGCTGGCTTTTTTAAGGCGCTATTAGATGCGCCAGTGCCACGAATAGCGATTGAAAACCCAATCATGCACAAGTACGCAAAAGAGCGGATTGGCGGGATAAAACAAAGCCAGGTTATTCAGCCTTGGATGTTTGGCCACATGGAGCAAAAGGCTACTTGCTTATGGCTTAAAGGCTTGCCGCTTCTTGTGCCTACAAATGATGTTAAGCAAGCAATGATGGCACTTCCAGACAATGAGCGACAGAGGCTGCACTACCTTCCGCCAAGCGCAGACCGATGGAAGCTACGCAGCACAACTTACCAATGCATTGCCGATGCTATGGCCGACCAGTGGGGTTAACCCACTATATCTAGTGCCACTAACTCCACCCATCCACAACGCCCTACCGTTCGTCGGAATCCGCTTTACCACCACTGAGCGAGTCGGCATGATCGCTTTACCAAATAAGAACGGGGCGACAAAAATGATTTTCACTGATGACGATTTAATGCTGGCCTTTGATGTAGCTGACGATGAGCTGCACTGCGACTTCTGCTGCGACATTGAAAAGGTGCATCCGGAAGCATACTTGAACGACGACTACTGGAGCTTAAAGGCTTTGCAAGATTGGATGGATGCGATTAGCAACATGCCGGACGATCAAAAGATCGGCGTGGTTTTCGCCATGATGTGCTTGCCGACCTGCAATGTCCACATTATGCGCGAGCTTGAGAAGATCCAGCGCGCCCGTGAGCTTGATGCTGAGGACGCAAAAACAGACGCAAAAATCTACGCAGCGGGGTACTTGTAATGAATAACCACGACACAGCATTCGAGTGGTTAGCTTTGATCGGCATTTCCGCCGGTCTTGGCTTGATGATGATCTACGGCGCATTGGGCGGGGTGACAGCATGAGTAAGCATACGCCGGGGCCTTGGGAAGTTATTGACCGACGCATTGATGGTGATGGTGATGCTGTGCCTAAGTACATTTTAGGCGGAGTCATGGATATTCAGATTTGCTTAATGGAGTCGCAAGTTGTTTCAAATGCCATTTTGTTTGAGCCAACTTGGTCAAAGTTTGCAAACAGTGAAATGCAAAACGCCAACGCCCGCCTAATCGCCGCCGCGCCGGAGTTGTTGGAGGCGCTTATTGATATTGAGCGAACCGCTGGCATTGCAGCATCCGAATCTGATCCAGTTAGAGTTCGAGCCCGCGCCGCCATCGCCAAAGCAACCGGAGAGACAGCATGAGTATCGACGAACTGCGCCTTATGGCGGCATCCATCCGTGCAGAGATTAGCCCAGCCATGAGCAGCCAAGCGTTTGCTGTGGCTCAGGCCAAGGCTGATCTGCTTAACAAGACCATCGCCGCGATTGAGCGCGCAGATGAGGCTAAGGCCGTTGCCGATGTGCTAATGCAGGAGTGTGAGAAATGGGTGTGACAAGCGAACAGAAGATGCGTGAGGCGTTAGAGAAGCTGCGCGCCGTGGTGCTTCAGCGCAATTGCGGTGGGATGGAATGGGGGGATCAATTTGACGACCTTATGACCGCACTTGGAATGGCAGCCGAAGCCCTCGCCCAGCAACCCGCCGCTGTGGTGGAGCTGACGGATGAGGAGATTATTTCCGACTACGGATTAACAAATAACTGCCCATGTGATGAGTGCCGGGTGGGAATAGCTCGTCGCATCATCGCCGCCCACGAAGCCAGGCGGGGTGTGAAATGACCAAGTTCTGCCCACGCGCCCGCGAAATGCGTGTCCGTAAAATCAGGCCAAGCAGCCCAATCATCGCGTTGTTTGACGGTTACACTTTCCTTGTCGGCATGCCGCGTTACTTTCACCGCAAGCGATACTCACGCACCGGACAGCGACTGATGATTGGCGCATACGGCTGGTGGACTCGTGGTGTTGATCGACTGAAATGGAATCTAACGGAGAGAGACAAATGACACTGGTATCTGCACTCATGCAGGGCGCGTTACTGGCATCGATGCGCGACCTAGTGCCAGGCACATCGAATTGGGCGGCTTTCATGGCGGCTTATATTAACGAGGCCGCTGCAAACGACCCCGCCGCCGCATGGCGCAACGAAGGATTTAACGAATGGAGACAAGCTCGTGCCAGCCGTACCACTGAGGACTAAGATCGCGTGCATCGTGCCGCTAATCGAAGCGCAGGCCGGTACGCGTGAGATACAGGCGGAATACTATGCACACACGGGGATTATCCCTAACGCTCGCCAGGTTCGTGACTGGCGCAAGCAGCTAGGCCATGCGCGGAAACTGACGGTGCATGTATTGCCGCCGCTTGATCCGCTAGAGATCGAGGCGTTGCGCGTGCAGGGCTTAGTGAAAAAATACTGGATTCCGACAGACGGTAATCATCTGCTGTGTTGAGTTGGTATGATCGGCAAACCAAATAACAAGAGGTAACTACCATGTGGGCAGTCTACTGGACACCATTAGAATGCACGAGCCTTGAGCGCGTGAAGGTTAGCGCATCAAGTTTCAGCGATGCGATGGATAAAGCAGCCGCGCTGATTCCCGAAGATGCGCGGATTATTGATTGTGAGCCGGTGGGAGTTAAATCATGACGTGGTTTCAGTTTTTTATGATTAAACATGCAATTTGGCTAGTTGGCGGATCTGCGTCAAACAAAGGATGGATGATTGCCTTTTCATTGCTTTGGCTTTTTCTTGCCATTGCAGCAGTTGCTATTGGCGAGCCAGCATGACCGACCTAGACCACAAACGCCGCCAAGCGCGCGCGAAGGCTGATCAGAACGGATGCCCGTGGGTTCTGTATGTAGATCCGCAGGACATGGAGCCGCAGTGCATCTTAGATGCGCCTGAGTTCCTCGTGCCAGATTGGGGCGATGTGCTGGAGAAGATTTATCCACGCACGGATATTAAGAACCACTGGGGTGCATGTGCTGTGAATATGGGTGCAGCGTGTTCTTGCGGATTGGAGAGATGAAAATGATTGATGACGCATTAAGAGAGCAATATGATCGGTTTAGGAAAGTAAATCATGATCCAGACCCCGTAAACCACCCGACTCACTACACCAGCCACCCGTCTGGCATTGAGTGCATTCAGGTGACTGAACACATGGGGTTTAATTTGGGTAATGCTATTAAGTACCTCTGGCGTGCTGACTTGAAAGCAGACGCCATTGAGGATATGCGCAAGGCTGTGTGGTACATCGAGCGAGAGATAGCTAAGCGTGGTTGCAAATGAAAGCCATATTCGACACGGCCACCAATCGGCTAATCATTAACGGCAAACACAACGGCAACCGGCGCATGTGGACTATCGTTCTGCACGCCACCACGCAGATCAGCACGGAGCGCATGGTTTTCCGAACCGAAGAGCCGTGCCTTGTGTCTGAGCTTGCCGATGTTGTTCACGACCAACTAAGACCACTACACAACACTGAAGGCGGTTTAATCCGCGTGCGCTGGGAGGCGATGGCGAGATGAAATTACTACCAGAAACACCAACCCAAGCAATGATTGATGCAGCTGTCGCGTTTGCGCTGAATGTGACCGTATCAGGCCAAAACGGATGGTCGCACTACATGCGTGACTTGTACGAAACGATGGCAAAAGCGGCGCCAGATGCCGAGCTAACTGACAAAGAGGCATTAGAATCATACGCCGCAGGTCTCCGCCGATCAAAGGAATGGAGTGTGATTGATGGGATTCGAGCCGCCATAGCCGCCCACGAAGCCAAGCGAGTCAAGTAATGCGCCCCACGCACCTAAAACAACCCCTAACCAACGAGATCGAAGCATTCCTAGCCAATGGCGGCCAAATTAAGACCGCCACGCGAAGACCGGAGGCTGTGCCGTACCTTGGCACGGATAAGCAGGCAAACGCCGTGCTATGCAGCGCAGAGGGCTGTGCATCGCGCCTTGGGATGCGATTGGATAACTTCCTGAGCCATTCCAATGAGCCGACCTTTCCGCAGTGCTACATGCACGCTGGCGAGCGCAAGTGGTACTGGAAAGAAGTACACTCGTGGCGCAGGCGTGATATGGTTTTTTCGGAGAAGTTCAAGTGAACACCCGCCGCCGCCTAACCCTGCAACTCGGCAAAGACCCTGGCGTCTGGCTGCACCAGCAAGTGCTTGCCGGTCGCAAACTGTACGAGGCCGGTCAAGAGATCGGCCTGACGCATAATCTGGCAAAATACTACCGCCGTGACGCTGGGTTCTCTGCGCTGCGACCGCAAGGCCAGTTAACGCCAGACGGTTCTAGCGTCGCGTCTTGGCTCAAGCGACATGGCTACGATATGAGCGCACCGCTCGTGATTAACCGACTCGTCAAGGGTTGGGACTGGGAGCGGGCAATATCAACGCCGCCGATGAAAAAACCTAAACCAACAGTAGAGTAAAAACCATGACAGACATTACAAATCAACCGTTTTTCATTCGCATGAAAGAAGAGTTGGATCAGCTTCGTGATCGAAAAGTTAAGCTGGCTGCATTTCTTGAAACAGATTCTTTTGAGCAGCAGCCTCATGAAATACGATCAGCAATGACTGCACAGCTTGGCGCAATGGAAGCATATGATTTTGCTTTAACAAGCCGAATCATTGCAATTTCAAATAGTGCGCATTAAAAATGATCTACCGCACACCAGAGGAACTTATTGAGATTCCGCGTCGTCTTGGCAAAGCGTACATGCAGGCGCGTCAGGCTGCGTTCGATGGCACGGCTGTGGCCACGTACTCGAATCGCCACGAGACAGATGCCGCGCTGCTGGGCAAGTCTCACACCGAAGCTGAGATGCGCGCCGAAGCAGAACGCATTGGATAGACAGGCGAAGGGCTGCCGCCGTGATAGCGAGCAGCCCGACTATCTTACGGGCGATTCTTGACCGTCTCGTAAAGACCGATAGCACCGGCAACGCCAACGCCGATTTGACCGGCAAGCTCAGGATCAATAACGATGCCGAAGGCCGATAGGATCAGCGCAAGACCGCGCCATGTGCTGGGCTGCTTTGCGTAGGTTTTCAGGATATTCATTTATGCACCTCTGCTTCTTTGACTTCGATCTGGTGGATTTTATCGTCATGGCCATCAACGCGAGTAACTAGCCAACCGATAAACGAACTCATGACAACTAAGGCAAAGGGAAATAGATATTTTGCCGCCGACATGTAAGCCTCGCCGCGATGGGCGACATCCTCACGGGATTTCGATTCTTCCTCAAGGTTCTTCACGCGGTCTGTCAAAGCATCGTGTTTTTCAGTGAGGCGGATCAGCGAAGTGAGTGCTTGGCCAACGCCGTCGAGCTTGTCGGACAACTTATCAATGCTGGATTCAATCCTGCTTTGGCCTTGCTGTAAATGCTGAATCTCGACTGCCATTGATTCCACGTTGCGCTCCGGCCGCATTTGATACCTCTATCTTGCAGAATCTGTGCCGTTATTTTAAGTAAACGGCGCGTGCTTAGTGTTGGTTTAGTGTATCACGACGCGTAGAGCTTAGCCTCAGCTTCGCGACGGCGCGTTAGACCAGTCAATCGCTGCTTCTCGCCAGCCTCATCAATCAAGCCATCGCCGTCATCGTCTTTGCCATTGTGCGTGCCATCGGCCTTGTCCCACTGGGGGAACCGCTTAGCGGCTTCACTATATTTTCCATCATTGTGCATTTTCAGCAGTGTAGAACCAGAGAGAGCGCCAAGACCAAGATTGAAAGCAAAGCTAACGAGCGCATCGAATTGCCCCTGAGTGGTTTTCTGCGCTGATTTGGCGACACCGGCCTCGAATCGTGCCAGATCCTGACGCAACAGTTTCTCTGCTGTTTCCTGCGTAATAACCATGCCTGGTCGCACGTCCTTGCCGGTGTGACCGTATCCGATGGTCGCCACGCCAGCCGAGCAGTGATAGGTCTGGAGCTTGCAGCCTTCAAAAGACTTGATGAGTTCGATGCCGCGATCTGATGTTTTCATCGCTTACTCCTGATACGGAAAGCGAGCGCGAATGTCAGCGGCTTTGTCGATGAGTTCTTGCTGGGT